AATCTGCGACGAGAGCCACGCCCTCAAGAGCACGACCGCAAAGTGCACCAAAGCGATCCTCGGATCCGGCGGGATCGTCAACGCATTTGTGCATTCTTGGATGCTGACGGGCACGCCTGCGACGCGCTGGAATGATGACATGATCCCGTTCCTGTTTCGCGCTGCTCCCGTGCAGATGCGCGAGAAGCTCGGCGGGTTGTCAATCGAACGCTTTCAGCTCCGCTATACGGTCCGCCAGCAAAAGAAATTCGCTGGAGCGCGTTTCCCGGTGACAATGACCGTCGGATCTCGCAACACCGAAGAGCTGCGCGATATCCTCTATTCTGGGCCGAACCGGGTCGCCGTGCGGCGCGAGCTCGCGGACGTCTGGGCGGCGATGCCACCGATCACGCACAATCGCTATTCGGTCTCGCTCTCGAGCTCCCCGGAATTGACCGCTGCGCTCGCCGGGATCCGCAAACTGAGCAGCGCGCAGATCCAGAAGGGGCTCGCCGAGAAGGATCCGGCGCTCTCGACGGCGCGCCGCCTGATCGGTCTCGGCAAGATCTCCGGCGCTGCCGAGATCATCGCCGATCGCGCAGAGGCGACATCCGGCGCGGTGCTGGTCGGCGCTTGGCACACTGAGGTCATCGACGGCCTGCGCTCTGCGCTGTGCACCAAGGGGCTGCGCGCCGAGGTGCTGGACGGGCGCACGTCGCTTCCGCGCAAGGCTGCGCTCGAGGCGATGTTCAATGCCGGCGACATCGACGTGCTGGTCGGGCAGATCGGCGCGATGGGCGTCTCGTTAAACCTCCAGCGCGGGGGGAACTGCATCATCGTCGTCGAGGAGGATTGGTCCCCTGCTATCATGGATCAGTTTTATGCGCGCCTCTATCGCATGGGGCAAGAGAAGCACGTCCACGTCGACACGCTCGAGGCGGACAACAAGATCGACGAAGCGATCCACAAGATCAGCGCCGAGAAGGCGCGCCACCACGGCAAACTCAACACAGGAGCACAAGCATGAGAAGGTTCCACAAAAAACCCCGGACCGAATGGCTGGGCCCAGCGATCGAAGCACTTCCCGATAACATAACGGAGGCGGAGCTCGTCGGGTTTATCCTGACCTTGGTGCAGGTTTACGAGCCCGACCCTGCCAAGGGGCTGCACCTGATCCTGTCGATGTCGACGACATTCTGTCAGTCTCGCATGATCCCGCTCACCGCGCTGGGCATAATCTTAGGCGATGCCGCGAAGACGATCACCGCAGCCACCACCCGGCAAGCTGCGCAAGAAGCTGCCTGCGCCGGCTCGAAGCATTAGGAGGACACCATGATCACCATCGCAGCGGCGACCTGTCTCGCCCTCAATGTTTACTTCGAAGCGCGCGACCAAGACATCGACGGGCAACGCCTCGTCGCCGAGGTCACTATCGAGCGCACCGAGCTTGCCGGGTATCCCAAGGACATCTGCGGCGTCGTTTATGAGAACCGTGCGTTCTCGTGGACCCAAGACGGCAAGAGCGACAAGCCCGCCGACGCCGAAGCATGGCTGCGCGCCCAGATCGTCGCGAACGAGGCGCTCTTGAACGGCTGCACGCTGTGCACCGGCGCGACGCACTACGCGACCGTCGACGCACTGCCGAACTGGGCCCCGGGTCTTGAGATCCTCGGCCTCTGGGGCGATCATATCTTCTATCGTGACCCCGGCGCGCATCCTGTTCGACCAAGACCCCGACCTATAAACCTCAACAAAGGAGACCTGCCACAATGACCCCCGAAGACCTCAAGAACGCGATCCTAGTCGGTGCAGACGTGATCGACGCGCGCAAGACCTTTAGCGTCGACCGCTCAAAATACCTCAACGCATCCGAGGCGCTGTCGTGCATCCGCAAGCAATGGTTCGCCAAGCACGAGCCCAGCGAAGCGCCTGAAGATTGGGGCTTTGCCCGGCGCGGCACGCACGGCGAGAAATATGTCGTCGAGATGCTGCGCGCCTCTGGGCTCGAGCTCGCCTACGCCGGCGAAGATCAGGCGAGCGTCGCGGACGACGAGCTGCGGATCTCGGCGACGCCCGACGGCGTGATCTGGAACGCATCCGGCGCGCACGTCGCGCTCGAGATCAAGACGATCGACCCGCGCACGAATATCGCGAACTTGCCCCGGAAGGGGCACGTCGCGCAGATCCAGATCGCAATGGAGCTCTTGCGCAAGATCCGGGGGCTCGACGTCGGGCACGGGATCATCGTTTATATGGACGCATCAAACTTTAATGAGCTGCACCCGTTCGAGATCCAGCGCGACCCGGAGATCCTCTCGGCAATGTCTCTGCGCGCCGGGCAAGTGCTGCGCACGCGGAACGTCGACCGGCTCGACCGCGAGGGACGCACGAACGGCTCTTGCAAGACCTGCCCATATGTTGATCGCTGCGGCGTCGACCTGACCGAGGCGAAGGCGTTCACCCGCTCGAACCGGGGATCGCAGCTCGACACGATCGTGCAGCGTTACGTCGAGATCAAGGAGATGCAGGAGCTGCTCTCCGAAGAAAAGGACGCGATCGCCGAGGAGATCAAGGAGGAGCTGCGCAAGCGCAACACCGCCTCGACGGTCGTCGGAAATATTGAGGTCGAATTGATGACCGTCGCCGGGCGCTCGTCTCTCGACCAGAAGGCAATGGAGAAGGCGGGGATAGATCTCGCGCCCTTCAAGAAGACCGGACTGCCGTCGGAACGGCTGACCGTTAAACCGCTCGCGATCTGATCGCGGGACTTAGCAACGTGCAAAAATGGAGCACAACATGAACTCGACCTCTTTGACTTCCTACCTCGACAAAAACGCTCTTCCGGAGATCTCCGACGAGCAGATGATGGCTGCGCTCTCGGACACGACCGAAGAACAGCGCACCGGATCCGGGTCCAGCGTCACCTATCTGTCCTTCTCGGGCAAGACGGGGTCCTATGCGCTGGGCCGCGACCGCACCGACGTGACCGACGACGTCCTCTGGATCCTCGAGCCCAAGAGTGTGATCGAAGGCTGGATTTGCTGGAAAGGCGGGAAACCGGTCGACCGGGTCGAGTGGTCGACCTATAACAAGGCGGCTGCGGTGAACGAGGCGGACTTGAAAGACCACGGCCCCTATAACACCAAGACGGGCGAGGGATGGCAACGCGCGCTCGGGTTTGGCTGTATCTCGACCGACGGCGCGGCGACGAGCGTGCAATTTATCACGAACTCTGTCTCTGGGCGCAACGCGATCTCGGATCTCTTGGCCGAGCTGGTGCGCCGCATGACCTCCGGCTCGCCGTCTCTGCCGGTCTTCGGGTTTGGTTCGGAGAGCTTCACGGCTCAAGGCGCGACGAACTATAAGCCAAAGTTTTTGATCCCCGGCTGGGCGACCCGGGCGGACGTCGCGGCATTCTTGACCGGCGCGATCTCTCTCGACGAGCTGGTCTATGGCGAAGCACCTCCGGCCCCACCGACGCCGCCAAAGCGCGCGCCGAACGCGCGCCGCTAATCTCCCGGGGAGCGCGGTTCACGCGCTCCCCACATCACACAAAGGACGCGCCGGATGGAATACGAGCTAATCACGACCAGAGCGGCCTTGCAGCGTGCTTTGCTCAAGTGCGAGACTGCGACCGCGCTCGACTTCGAGACGACGTCGCTGCGCCCTTCTGACGGTCGCGTGCGGCTCGCGCAGCTCCGCAACGACGAGGTGCGCTGCGTTATTGACTTCGATCAGATCCCGGGGGGCTTCGCCGCCTGCGCGGGTCTCTTCGTCGGACCCGGACCTTGGGTCGTGTTTTACTCTGGTTTCGAATTGCGTTGGTTTATCGCCGCTGGTGCGACGCCGGATATCGTCGACGTCGGACATCTGCGGCGCGCTCGCATGGGGGGCGGTCGCTTCTCTCTGGCCGACATGGTCTTGTGGGATCTCGAGCAGAAGCTCGCCAAGGACGAGCAGGTCTCGCACTGGGCCGCGCCGGAGCTCTCGGTCCCGCAGCTCGAGTATGCGATCCGCGACGCCGACGTCACGTTCGAACTCTGGGAATATTGGAAGGCGAAGACGACCGAGGCGCACGATCGCGCCGCGCAGATCCTCGACGATATGACGCTGGGCGTGATCGAGATGGAAGAGGCGGGGATGCTGCTCGACCGCCGGGCGCACCGGGATCTCGTGACCCGCTGGGAGCAGATCCGCGACGACCTCGCCTCGCAAGTGCGCGCGCTGATCTCGGAGGAGGAGGTGCCGAACCTCAATTCGAACCCGCAATTCTCGGACTTCTTCGCGCGGATCTTTCCCGATCGCGTGCTCGCGGTCTGGCCGAAGACCGAGAAGACGAACCAGCTCGAGATCTCCGGGGAGGCGCTCGCGAAGATGGCCGGCCTATTCCCGGGGACGCCGGTCGAGGCGGCGCTCGATGCGCTCTCGCGATACCGCAAGATCGCGAAATACCTCTCGAGCTTCGGGAACACCGTGATCGACACGGCGGCGCGCTCCCCGGACGGCCGGGTCCGGGCGCGCTTCAATGTTGGCGCTGCGCGGACCTGCCGCTTCTCGAGCTCCGGCCCGAACCTGCAACAAGTGCCGCGCGACAAGATGCTGTTCGCCGACGACCAAGATCAGACGCGCGTGCGCAAGAGCTTTATCGCCCCCGCCGGGTCGCTGCTCGTGTCCTACGACTATTCGGCGATCGAGATGCGCGTGCTCGCGCTCCTCTCCGGCGACGACCAGCTCCTCGAGGACGTCGTCTTCGGGGATGTGCACTCCGAGGTCGCGGCGGTGATCGCCGGGCACAAGATTGACAAGAAGACCCCGGAAGGCAAAGCAGCGCGCAGCGCAGCGAAGGGGGTATCGTTCGGGATCATTTACGGATCCGCCGCCGCTGGGCTCTCGATCACGATGCGCACGCCGATCGAGAAGGCGCAGACGTATATCGACTTCTGGGCTGACCGATACAAGCGCGCGTTCGCGTATCGCTTCCAGATGCAAGAGCAGGCCAAAGAGACCGGGTATCTGACGATGTGCGACGGCGGGACGATCTATCTCGGCAAGCAGAACGCGGATCTCCCGAAGTGCGCGAATTATCCCGTGCAGCGCGCCGCGCTCTCGGTCATGGCGCGCGCGATCACCCGGCACAAGGCGACGCTCGACGAGCTGCGCAGATCTGGGGAGCTCCATCCAGAGCGGACGCTCCTCCTCGCGACGATCCATGACGCCCTGATCGACGAGGCGCTCCAGACGCAAGCGGAGATCGTAAAGCGCGCGATGGCCGAGGATATGACCGCCGGGTATCTCGACTTCTTCCCCGGCGCGCCGACGGACAATCTGATCGAAGGCGGCGTCGGCCCGAACTGGGCAGATCTCGGCTAAATATTTTTGCGGATCGGTCCTTGCAATTATTTGCGACCGGTCCTATACCTGATACCACGATCAACACGAAAGGATCTGCCATGATTGCCCACTTCGAACTCGACCATATCCCGCCCCCCGTGCCGAACGGCGCGCTCGAGAGTGCGAACGACGCGCTCCGCTTCATCTTCGGCGGCAATGCAACCTTCACGATCCGGAGCGCCAAGACCGGCGACCGCTTCACCTACAAGATCCGCCAGCCTAAGATCGGGAACCCGTTCTTCGCCTCGGTTCTCGCCGGACAGAACAACGAGACAGACTTCGAATATATCGGATTTGTCCCGACCGCGACGCGCGGCGTGCTCTGCGCCGGGAACAAAGGAAAGCCCGACGCTCCGAGCTTTATCGCGCTGCGCTGGGTGATCACGAAGCTGCACAATGAGGCGCGCATCCCGGAAGATCTCGAGATCTTTCACGAGGGGCGCTGCTGCGCCTGCGGCCGCAAACTTACGACCCCCGAAAGCATCATCTCCGGCATTGGGCCGGAGTGCTCCAAGAAAACCCGTTGAAAGGATCTGCCATGACTGACTTTTCCATCGAGCTAAACACCGACATCCTGCGCGCTGCGCTGATCTGCACCAGCACCAAAGAGACCCGGTTCTATCTGCAAGGCGTGAGCATCGAGCCGAACCCGCGCGATATGCGCGTCGTCAGCACCGACGGCCACCGACTGTTTTGCGCGCGTCTCGATGTCGTGATCGACGTCGATCGCTTCCTGATCCCCAGCGACGCGCTCGCGCGCGCTTTGAAAGGATATAAGCCCAAGGTGCTAATTGTGTCCCGGGAGGGGAACCTATGGCGCGCCGGTGACGTCGTGTTCACGCCGATCGACGGCGTGTTCCCGGAGAGTTGGCCGCGGATCATCCCGAAAGAGTTTCCCCCTGTCCCGTCGTATGCGAACTTCAATCCAGCATATCTGGTCCAGATGAAGAAGATCGCAGAAATATTGGACGGCACAGGATCCAGCGCGTCCATCTATTCGGACGGTATGAACCCAGCGCTCGTGACCTTCGGCGCGCGTGAAGATTGTCTCGCGGTCGTAATGCCGTTTCGTAATGACCCGCCCGGGTCGCAAGTCGTAAGCGCCCTCGCGCGTTCTCTCTCCCACATCCCGACACAAGCATAAGGAGCTGTGCAATGCTAACACGCTTTATTGACTTCCTCGACGAACAAGGCTTCTCCGAGCCCGAGCTGACCGCCGGGATCCTCGTCGGCACTGCCTACGCTGCCTTCGTTTTTGCTTTAATCTCGTTCGTATGAGGCGCACCATGACCCTACCAGTTTCTTATCTGTTGCCCGCGCTCGATGGGACTTTGATGGAGCGCGGCTGCGTTCTCCAAGACATCCGCGATCGCGGGATCCTCGAAGCTGCGGAGCTGACCGCGTTCTGTTTCAAGGTCGAGGGGCTTCTCGAAGCTGCCGAGATCAAAGAGGCGGAGCTCAAGAAGGATCTGATCGAGGCTGTGCGGCACTTGAAAGCGCAGATCGAGATCGTGTTCGACGACCTCTGTATGACCGAACCCGTGCTTGCGGATTTGTTTCACAAAAAACGCCTCGAGCTCTTAGAGGAGCTGGAAGCATGACCGACCAGAAACTAGACGCACGACGTGCGCGCGATCGCGAGCGCAAGCGCGCCGAGCGCTCCGGGCTCGCGGATCTCGGGCTCATCCGGGTCGAGGTGCGCGTGCCAGAAGAAAAAGCAGATCAAGTCCGCGCTTTGGCCGAGATCCTGCTTGCAGATCATCCGTCGCGGAAATAGATTGAAATCTCGGCGCGCGTTTAACCGGTGTCGGTGATGGTCTTGACTGTGTTCGCTATGGCCCAATCAATTCTATGCGCGCGTCTGGCCCCCCGGAATGATCCGGGGGGCCTTCTTCATCGGACGATCAGCGCGAGGCGCGCTTCTTCGGTCCGGTGATCTCGCATCCTGCGTCCAGCATCATAATGAGGCGCGCGCCGGTGACGACGGACGCATCGCCACCGTCGACTGCCAGAGCTGCGGCGTGCTCTGTCCTGGCGGCTGCTGTGCCGTCGCAGAGCGCGCTATTGCTGACCGCGATCGTGCAGCCACTTGCGAGCAGCATCAGGGTCGCGGATGTAAGTCTCAACATTGTCGATCTCCTGTCTGGTCTTGATGTAGGCGTCCGCCTCTGTGCGCGCGTCCGCCTGCCGCTGGTCGCGCTTTCCGGCCATCCATACCGCAAAAAGCAGCGACGCCGCCCCAGCGGCCCAGATTGCGGCCTTTTTGAGCCATGCAAACATCACCGATCCCCCGCCGCCCACTTGCGAAGGCGTTCGCGCATGATCCAGAGCGCGGCAAGCGCGACGATCCCGCAAAAGACCAGCGCGACGATCTGCGCCGTCCCGCTCAACGCCGAGACCGCCGAGACGCCCGCGCCGGCTGCTGACACCATTTGCAGCGCGCCGGCCTGCATGGTCGTCGACTGCGCCGCCGAGGTGCGCGCCGGCTTCTCTGCCAAGAACTCCGAGACCGTGAAGCATGGGCACGCCTTGGGCGCATATTCGTTATGTCCGGAGATCTTGGCGATCGCTGGGAACCGGATCTTGAGATCCGCGATCAGACCCAGCACCGCCGCGCGCTGTGCCGCCGTGAAGTGATCCGAGAAGGTGTCGTGCTCGTTGCCGCCATTGCCGCCGATCAAGCAGACCCCGATCGTCCCGGTGTTATGGCCTTGGACGTGCGCGCCGACCTGCTCGAGCGGACGCCCGGGCATGACGTGCCCGTTACGATTGATGACGTAGTGATAGCCGATGTCTTTCCACCCGCGATCGCGCGTATGCCACAAGCGGATCTCGGCGACGACTTGCTCGTCGGTCTTCGCATCAGACCACGCCGGAGCGGTGTCTGAGCAATGCAGGATGATCTCGTTGATCGGTCGCATCTAGGTTTCTCCTAATTTTATGAGGGTTTGCACTTGCTGCTCCCACGAAAAACCGCTCTGCGGGATGCTGATAGTCTGCTTTGTGATCTCCCGGCTGGGTGCGAATATCGCCACTTCGAGATCTGCTGCGACGAACGCATAGAAGTCCGCGCGTCCTTTATTGTTCGCGTTGAACCGGTAGAACGACCCAGCGCGCCGGGAAGGCGCGGGGCTGGACGTTTTGACCTCGATCCGCAAGACCTTCCCAGATTTGACGATCGCCAAGACGTCCGTCGTCGAATTGAGGTGATGCGCGTCGATCCCGTTGAGCTCGAGAAGATAGCAGACGAGGTGCTCGGCTGCTCGGCCTGTCTGGGTCGGGCTCAACGCCATTTACTTCCTCAAGGCGGCTTCGATCCCGTCGAGCTTCGCGAAGACCGCTTTGAAGCTCTCGTTGATCGACTTGAACTCGCGGTCGTGCGCTTCCTTGTTTGCCGACGCCGTTGCTTTTAGCACGGCAATATCTGTCGAATGTGACTGCTGCCGGGTGTAGATCGCAAAAAGAGCGCCGATCACCGGCGCGACTGCCCACTTCATCACGAACTCTAGTGCGTCCATCTTCTTCCCCTTATTCCGGCTTGGTAGGCCAAACGACCGCTTTAGGGAATTTGACTTGTTGCGGGATGTCGAGCAGCGCGCGCCGATACGCGGCCCATGCCGTTTGTTTTTCCGGGGTTAGGTCAGCCCAGCGCAAGATGTTAGACGCGATCGGGTCCACCTCAGATGCCAACAAAAAACCGCGCTTAGCGCGTATCATGATAGCCTCTGTCGGCTGCTCTAATGCGGGGACGACGCGCGTCAGTCCTATCGCGGCGAGCTCCTCGTCTGTCCATAGGTTGACAATGTTTTGCGGGTGCTGCACGCCGTTGATCGGCTCTCCGCGCCAGATGTCCCCGGCTATATTTGTGCAATGGGTCATGAGATCCTCATGGGAAGGGGGCCACGGCTGACGCGCCGAGAGCGTAGCTGAAATATTCAATCGTGGTGCGATTAGTGGTATCTCCGGAGGCATACGTCCCGAGAATAATGTAATTCCCAGACGCAATCTGTGTTTGCGTCCATGTGTTCTGGTATGTTCCCGGCTCTCCTGCGCCGTCCATCCACCACTTAGCGCGGAGGCTGGTTCCAATCGCTCCGCACCTTAGCCACGCCTTAGATCCTTTAGTCATCCCAGATAGGACCGCAGATTGCTGCGCGAACCCTGTCGCATATTTGGCAAGATTGCCCACATCTAATCCGTTACTGGCATTGACGCCAAGCGTCGCGACATATTGATTATCTGTTGCAATCCCAGTGGTGGACGAACGAAACCAGACCCCTATGTATCCTCGGTTTGCTTGCGTTGTTGCGGGGACTGTAAACTTGACCAAGATATCAATGTCGGTATGGGGTAAAAAGAACGCAAGCCCATTATCAGTGCCGTTGCCCTGCGTCACCCCCCTGCCGCTAACGGACGGCGAGATCGCGAGCACAGTGGCCGTTGTCCCCGTTTTTACCGGGTCATGCGGCGAGACGTTTAGGCTGTAACCCAGAAAGTCGTTTTTGTTCCACGCCTTATATGCGGGTGGAACTAGTAGGTTTTGCATTATCACGGGACCGCCCTCGCAATAGACGCCATGATGTTTCCGCTCGAAAGAACCGTGTAAAGGATGACATCGCGCGCGTTCGCGGTTGTCGTCAGAACTGGTGTCTGCCCGCCGAACCACTTCCAATCTGCCGCATATGAAAGCGTCCGTGACCCGGTCGCGTCTTGGGTCACCATAATGAAGCCTGACATCCCGACGACTTGGTTTGTGGGAGTGCCCAGCGTGCGGTTGCCCGCAAGGGTCACTGAAAAGTTAGGGCCATTCGCCATGTCGACGGCGATCGTTGCTGCGTCTGTCAGCGCGAACGCGGCTTTATTTATGGCGATGCTAGATCCGTTTACCGTAGGTGATCCGGTCAGCGCGGGGGATGCGAGCGGCGCTTTAGCATCGAGCTGGGCCTGAATTGCCGAGGTGACGCCGTTGACAAAATTGAGCTGCGCGGCTGTCGTCGTGATCGTCGTCCCATCAAGCGCAAGCTGCCCGATGTTCGTCCGCCCCGTGCCCTTCGGGGTCAGCGTAATGCCGATGTTCGTGTCGTTGCCGACTGCCGAGATCACCGGGTTTGTCGCCGTCGCTGCGTTGGTGACGTTGATCTGATTGACCGCGCTCGCGGTCGTCGTGAAGGAGATTAGCTCGTTGTTGCTGCTATCCCCGATGATCGGCGCAGCGATATTGAACTGCAATCCAGTTGAGCGGATCGTCGCGGTGTCGACGCCGGCAATGACGTGCTTGATCTGCGCGGCTGTCGTAGCGGTGATATAGCTGGTCGCTGCTGGGTCAACCGCGACGCGCGCGACGTTGTTGGTCGCGTCAATGATCGCGACGTCAATCGACTGCGCGCCATCGTAGAGCTTGAGCTTATAGTTTGCGGATGTCGTATCGAGCCAGATCATCCCTGCGGTGATGTAGGAAGGCGCGCTTGACCCGCCATGTGTCGAGTGCAGCGCGTTGCGCCATGAATTGAGATCCGACGCAAGCGGGGTCCCGCTCTTGGTGTTCGGGTCGATTGTCCCGAAATCATACTGCGACATTTAAGTGCCCCTCTCTCTGCC